TCTGCTCACGGCATGCTGCCGACGAAGAATGCTGACGGTAGCCCGATCGCCACGCCGGAGCAGTTGATGCAGTCGCCTCAGTGGGAGGCGATTCGTGCGATGGCGTGGGGTAACACGATCAGCAAGTACGTCATGGGCCTTGCTGTTCCCGCCAGTCCCCAGGTCTACAAGAACGACGTGACTCTGTACGCACGCCAGCATGGCATCGCGTCGATGCGTCAGTCGTTCATGGATCTGGTGGCGAAGACCGGTGACTTCGGTCAGGCCATGACCGAGTGGTGGAAGTTGAATCCGAACGGCGATCTGATGCCGTTCACGATCTCCCGCTCATCTACTCCGGACTCGGTAAACAAGCTGGCCGACGTGCAGTCGGTGAAGGGCCTGACGAACTGGTACAACGAGAACAAGGACCTGTACCAGCGCAACCCGAACGGGGCGCTGTTCCTGGCCCCGCGTAGCGGTGACTTCTCGTGGGCGTCGTGGCGGTTGATGAGCACGACGCTCGGGCTCAAGGAGCCGAAGGACACCGAGACGTTCCTTCAGGACGTGTCGACGTCGATTGCCAAGTCGAGCTACTTCGCCACGATCGCGGACTACGACACCGACATCCGCAAGCTGGACCCGAACAACCCGATGCCAAGTCGAGCTACTTCGCCACGATCGCGGACTACGACACCGACATCCGCAAGCTGGACCCGAACAACCCGACGCAGGCGAAGCAGATCAAGCAGCTCGAAGACAGCAAGAGCGCTGACCTGAAGTACCTGCGTAACCAGGACCCGATGCTGGCGAAGGCTCTCGCTGAGGGCAGCTCGTTCGACACGGCTGCCCAGTATGCGCAGATCGCATTCAACGACACGTCGAGCCTGGTTCATTGGATGGCCGACAACGGACGCGAGACGCCCGTGTCGCTGGCGATGCGTCAGGTGATCGACACGTTCAACGACTACGCCTCGGATATCAAGGCGATCACGGGTCGAACGGACGCGGAGAACACGGAGAAGAAGTCGCTCCGGATGAGCCTGCGTGCCGACCTGGAGGTTCTGGCGAACCGGAACCCGAATGTTCGGGTGTTCGTTGACAACGTTCTTTCCTCGCTACCGGAGATGGGTGGTCTGTAATGGTCGTCAAGGCCGACGGCGACGAGGAGCCGACCGCGGCGGTTGGGCAGTCCCAGCGGGGCATTGGAAAGACGGGCGTCGGGTCGTCTTCTAATACCCCGATGCAGCCCAATGGCCCAAAGGCCACTGACAATATCTACCGCCCGTCGGATGCCGGCTATGCCTGGATGCCCAGGCCGACGTCTGACATCTTCGTCAGCACGTCCAGTCTTGCCGGGGTCGCGATGGCAAGCGACTTCAACTCCCTCACCTGGAACTTTCCCGAGGGCAAGTCTGACGCCCTTGCCGAATGGTCAGGGCTGGACCCGTCAACCCAGGCAGCCATCGACAAACTCGCTAAGGCGATCGACTATCGCAAGACCGGCAGCGGCTTGTGGCAGCAGGCCGTTGAGTATTCAGTCCTGGCTGGGCGCAAGGGCGAGAACATCAGCCCGTACCAGTGGCTCCAGCAGCAGGCTGCCACCGTCAAGGTCAAGGGTGGCTCCGGTTCCGGCGGTGGCGGTGGTTACGGCGGTGTCACGAGCCGTACCGACACCAGGACTGACTACCAGAATGCTCCCGCTCCTGACGTTCGTGACCTGATGGATGCGATCAGCATGGAGATGCTGGGGCGTGGCGTGACGCAGAAGGAAGCCACGCGGATTCTGGCGAAGGTTCGCAACTACGAGAACTCGAATCCGTCGACGTCGACCGTATCGACGTCGGGTTCCACGGCTGGTTCCAAGAAGAATTCCAGTGTCGCCACGTCAACCACGTCGCGGTCCTCGGGTGGCGCTACTAACGCCGGACGTCAGGACGTGATCGAGCGCATCCTGGCGCAGAACCCGGAGTACGGCGACTACCAGAAGGCCACGACGATGATGGACTGGTTCGACGCGGCCCTGAACGACAGGCTCCAGGCGAATGGCTAAGAAGGACACGGCGACCAAGCAGGAGGTCGCATCCAAGTACGGCATGTCCTATGCCGTCATTCAGTCCGATCCGCAGCTTGCCAAGTGGTTCTCCGACTTCGCTGCCCGCTATGTGGCAGCGCACGGCAAGATCAGCCAGCAGACATTCACGCTGGAGCTCCAGCAGCAGCCGTGGTGGAAGCAGCACTCCGCGACCTACATCGCGGATGTGCAACAGGAGGTCGACAATCCGGCTGACTACGCGCAGGCGTTGCAGTCGTCCGTTTCCAGCGTTCAGGCTGCTGCGGATCAGATGGGCGCCCGGCTGTCGCCTCAGGACGCGACGGACCTGGCGAAGCAGGCTAAGCGGTTCGGGTGGAACGCGCAGCAGATGCAGGCCGCGCTCGCCAAGTACGTCACCGCTAACCCCGCCAGCGACTACCTGGACTACGAGGGTGACGCGGGGACCACTCAGGATGAGTTGGCGTCGTGGGCTCACGCCAATGGCTTGGGCCTGTCGGACAGCATGGTGAGTGGCTACATCAACCAGATCGCTGCCGGTAAGACCACGCTCGATGAGGTCAAGTCGGATCTTCGTAAGACGTACATGGCTGGTGCATTCCCGGCTTGGGCGGACAAGATCAACGCCGGCATGGACATTGCCGATATTGCGGCTCCATACAAGAGCACCATGGCGAACCTGCTGGAGATGGACGACTCGGCCATCGACTTCAGTGACCCGCTCCTGGCAGCTGGCTTGCAGTCCGTCAACAAGGACGGACAGCCACAGGTGATGCCGCTGTACCAGTATCAGAATCTGGTGCGGAAGGACCCTCGCTGGCAGAAGACGGACAACGCCTATGCGACCTACGCGGGAGTTGCCAGTGACATTCTCGGGACGTGGGGGTTCCGCTGATGGCTTCCGCTAACACGCAAAAGGTGAACGAGCGCCTGGCGCTCGCAGAGCAGGCAGCAGCCCAGGGCAACATGGCTGCGGCCGTGGCCTACGCGAAGGCCGCTCTCGGCTTTTCCAAGTCGGATGCTTCCACGGCGAACATCAACAAGATCATCGCCGCATACTCGGGCTCTGGTCAGCAGGTGGCCCCGCAGCAGTCGCCGCAGTCCGCACCGCAGCAGGGCGTAACGACCCCGACGACTACGACCGTTGACAATACCGCCGATCGCCAGGCCGCTAGTGCCTGGCTGTCCAGCGTCTTGTCGTCATACGGGCTTGGTTCGCTGGCTGGCAATGTCGACTCGCTCGTTCAACAGTGGGGCACGAACTCCAATGTGATCGCGCTGAAACTGAAGGACACGTCGGAGTACAAGACCCGCTTCGCGGGCCTCCTGGCGCTTCAGCAGCGCGGCGTTACCGACATTCAGAACGAAGCCCAGTACATCAACCTGGAGTCGCAGTACCGCGCTGCGTTCCGTGAGAACGGATTGTCCGGCTTCCTCGGTGCTGCCGGCTCATCCACTGAGCTGTCGAAGATCGCTGATCTGGTGGGCAAGTACAGCCTGTCCGTGAACGAGGTTCGGGATCGGATTTCCGATGCGCAGCGTGTGGCCGCGAACACCTCACCAGAAGTGCGTGATGCCTTCGAGCGGTACTACGGGATCACCTCTGACCAGCTTGTCGCGTACTCACTTGACCCGCAGGGCACGGCGGACCGGATGAATCGCCAGGCGAATGCCGCCATTGCCGGCGGCATGGCAACTAAGGCGAGCCTGAACATCGGTCAGACCGTTGGCGAGCAGATTGCCGACCTGGCCGGCACGGGCGACATCAACCAGGGCGACCTGAGTGGTCGCCTCCAGAGCAGATTGCCGACCTGGCCGGCACGGGTGACATCAACCAGGGCGACCTGAGTGGTCGCCTCCAGGATGCCTATGCCGTGAAGGATGCCACGGCTCGGCTGGCTCAGATCGAAGGCTCGTCGCTTGCCGACGACACGATCGTCCAGTCCACCCTTGGTCTTGATGCGAACGCGCAGAAGCGTGTGAGCACTCTCCAGTCCCGTGAACGTGCCCGGTTCAGTGGCACGAGCGGTGTGAACAGCGGAACGCTGTCCCGCTCTAGCGGGGCGTAAGCAACCTATAGATCCGCGCGACCAATTCATAGGTTCGCGCGTTTTCCTTTCAATCTCCAGCAGGACCGACCGGCCCCTGCTGCGTACAAGTCCGGGAGTCGTGAAAGCCACGCCCTCTCCCCCGTGAGGGCGTGTTGGTTCGCGCATCCACCACCAAAGAGAAATGGGAGACAGGTATGCCTACTGACGATTTCGACGACGAGTTCGACGACGCCGACGGGCGTAGTGAGACGAGTACCGTCCGCGAACTGCGGAAGGCGCTCAAGTCGAAGGACAAGCAGTTCAACGAACTGAAGGCCCAGTTCGACGCCATCTCGAAGTCAACTCGTGAGCGGAGCGTCAAGGACGTACTGAAGGGCAAGGGACTGCCGGAGAAGATCGCGGCATTCATTCCCGAGTCCGCCACCACGTCGGAGGACGTGGAGGCTTGGCTGGCCGAATACGGCGACGTGTTCGGTGCCCAGGCCAAGGGCGACGAGCCCGACGCGGTACAGCAGCAAAGCGCACCTGATGCGAATGCCGAAGCACTAGCCCGCATTAGCGGGGCACAGGCCACTGGTCAGCCGTTCTCCAATGACCCAGCGCAGTTGGCCTCTCGGATCGCTAGCGCACAGAGCCCCGAGGAGCTGAACCAGCTCCTGTTCGGGAACCCGGTTGGACCGCCCGCGTTCTAGCCCGTTTGCACGACATCCATCCCTACTCACCTCAAAGGTGGTGAAAACGGCACAATGGCTTACACCGATACCTCAGCAGTAGCTGGTCTAGTCAAGACCGCTTATGACCGCTACGTCGAGTTCGCGCTGCGTTCGCAGCCGCTCTTCCGTAGCCTCGCTGATAAGCGCCCTGTGCAGCAGGCAATGCCCGGTTCGTCCGTGGTGTTCTCGCTGTACCAGGATCTTGCTGCGGCTACTGGCACCCTGACGGAGACGACCGACCCCACGGCGGTCGCCCTGTCCGATGTCACGACTGTCTCGGTCACCCTGAACGAGTACGGCAACTCCGTTCTCCAGACTCGCAAGCTGGAGGAGTTCGCTTTCTCCCAGATCGACCCGGCTGTCGCCAACATCATCGCGTACAACATGGCCGATTCGCTGGACAGCGTGGTTACCACCACGCTGGTCGGTGGCACGAACAAGATCTACTCGGGTTCGGCCACGGCGACGTCTGCTGTTACCGCAGCGATGACGCTCTCCGGCGCGAACATCCGCAAGGCCGTCGCCAAGCTTCGTGCTGGCAAGGCTGTCCCTCGGGACGGGATGCTCTACGCCGCGTACACGCACCCGGAGACGGCGTTCGACCTGCGCTCCGAGACGGGTGCTCTGTCCTTCGAGGACACCCGCAAGTACACCGAGCCGAACGTTGGCAACATCCTGAGCGCCGTTGTCGGCACGACGGGTGGTGCTTACGTCGTGGAGACTCCGCGTGCCTACAGCGCGCTTGATGGGTCTTCCTCGGCGCGGGTCTACCGCACCATCATCACCGGCAAGCAGGCGCTTGCCGAGGCCGTTGCGGTCGAGCCGGGCGTTCGCCTCGGCCCGGTCACCGACTCGATGTGGCGTTACCAGCCCGTCGCGTGGTACGGCATCCTGGGCTTCGCTCGCTACCGCGAGGCTGCCCTGTACCGGATCGAGTCCGGTTCTTCCATCGCTTCCTAGCGACCACCCCTGGGCACGGCTGCCGCTACTCCGGTGGCCGTGCCCAGGCACGGAGGCTTTGTCACATGGCACATCAGTGGAATGGTGGACCGGTAGAGGTTCGCAACTTCTCTGCCCGTCACATCTTCTACGTCACCTACAACGTGGGCCACGCGGTCGTCCGGAAGGACGACGGGACGTGGATTCAACTCGATCTCTACCCGCAGGACAGCGTGATGTGGGGCTACTCCGCCACCCTGCCGGGCGGCTACATCGGGCCGATTTCCGATGAGCACTACTCCGAACTTGTCGCCTCCGGTTTCGGCGACTACATCGACGAGGTTTAGGACTGCTGATGGCGTGCCGATCCGGTTGCAAGACACAGGACCACGAGAGCTACGCGGCCTGCCTACGGGCATGCCGCCCGCAGATGCCGGCGGTTCTGACATCCCCCCTGCGGTCTATGTACGACAAGACGAAGGAAGACCTGTCGGCCTACCGGAATGCGCGGGCGAATGGCATTCAGCCGGAGACAACGACGGTGGAGAAGGTTCGCCAGGCGGAGGCCGCGTCCCGGCTTCTGGGGCGTCCGTACAACGCCGAGAAAGACCCGCCGGCCCGGCTGATCGAGACGCCCACCGCAGCGCGGTACGCGAACTGGAAGGAGTAGCCGATGTCCACATTCGGTGCTCTGACCGATTCCACCCTGCGGTACTTGCACGGCTTCACCACGTCCCAAGAGGATGAGACGTACCTGACGTCCTCGCTCAGCTCGTCCGACCTGACGCTGAATGTTGGCGATGCCACGGCCTTGAGCCGTGGCGTGGTCGAGATTGATGACGAGTTGATCCGCGTGGACAGCGTGGACGAGCAGAGCCTGGCGGCGACGATCCCGCCCTACGGGCGTGGCTACAAGGGCACGACCGCCGCGTCGCATGCAACCAATTCGCGGATCACGATTGCTCCGCTGTTCCCGCGTGTTGACGTGAAGAACGCGATCAACCAGTCGATCCAGTCGGTCTTCCCCATCGTGTCCGCCGTAGCGGAAACCACGTTCACGTACTCCCCCGCTATCTCCACCTATGCGCTCCCCGCTGGAGCGCAGTCGATTCTCACGGTGACGTGGAAGACAGTTGGGCCGTCGAAGGAGTGGTACCCGGTTCGCCGTTGGCGCATCGACTCTGCCGCCGACATGACTGCGTTCCCGACCGGTGCGACGGTGAGCGTCTACGACCAGATCACTCCCGGTCGCACGGTGAAGGTCGTGTACATGAAGCCGCCGTCTCCGCTGACGGCGGAGAGCGACCCATTCACGAACTCCGGCCTGCCGGCTACTGCCGAGGATCTGATCCGGCTGGGAGCCGCGATGCGGCTCATCACGTTCCTGGATTCGCCGCACTTGAGTGGCATGTCCGCTGAGGCGGACTTCTCCGCGAACCAGCGACCCGTTGGCGGGTCGGCGCAGCTCGCACGCTCGCTGATGCAGCAGTACCAGATCCGCCTCTCTGAAGAGGCGGCTCGCCAGCAGTCCTTGTACCCCGTCCGCGTGCACTACACGAAGTAGGGGAACTGAATGCCTCGCCGCTATCACTCCAGCACGGCCGTGCGGACCGTGCTGTCCGGGGGTATCTCCAATTCCGACACGATCATCACCGTCGACTCGGTGTCCGGCTTTCCCGGCACTAAGCCGTACACGCTGATCCTTGATTTCGACACGGTGAACGAGGAGATCGTCACCGTCACCGGAGGCTCGGGGACGAGCCTCAATGTGACTCGTGGCGAAGACGGCACAGGTGCCGTCTCGCACCTTGCCGGTGCTGTTGTTGTTCACGGGCTGACGGCCCGTGATGTGGATGAGCCGAACGCTCACATCAACGCATCGAGCGGCGTGCATGGAGCCTCCGGTTCCGTCGTCGGAACAACGGACGCTCAGACGTTGACGAACAAGACAATCGACGGTGGCGACAACACCCTGTCGAACATTCCACAGTCGGCCGTGACTGATCTTGAGTCTGATCTGGCCGCGAAGGCGGTGTACCCGTCGCAGACGGGCAATTCGGGCAAGGTGCTCGGGACTAACGGCTCCGCCGTTTCCTGGGTTACGCAACTGGCTGGCCCGAAGGGTGATCCCGGCGATCCTGGAGCAGATGGGGCGCCGGGAGCAGATGGAGCGGATGGCGTTGGCGTGCCCGCAGGGGGCACGACCGGGCAACTGCTCGCCAAACATTCGGGCACCGACTACGACACCGAATGGGTTACCGGTGTCAGCGCTTCGCGCTCCATCTCCACCACGTCGCCGCTGAGCGGCGGCGGTGATCTGTCGACCAACCGCACGCTGTCGATCGCTGACGCATCGACCATCGTCAAGGGCGCGGTGCAGCTCACCGACTCCACGGCCAGTACGAGCACGAGCACAGCGGCTACGCCGAACAGCGTCAAGAGCGCGTACGACCTGGCGAACGCTGCCATCCCGAAGTCTCTCGTCGATGCCAAGGGCGACATCCTGACGGCGACGGCGGACAACACTCCGTCCCGCCTTCCGGTTGGGACGGATGGTTACGTACTCACGGCGTCCGCCGCTGCGACGAACGGCGTCGCGTGGGCCCCCCCAGCCGGAGGCGGAGACGACAACGGCTACATCTCGTCGGGGACGTTCTCTAGTTCAAGTGGATTCAGCGTCAACGGCGTCTTCAATTCCACGTATGACGACTACGAGCTGACCCTCGTCTTCACGGGGACGGCCGACGTCCTCGTGACCATGCGTCTTCGGGTGTCGGGCACCGACGCCACAACAAACTACACGTCTCAGCGCTCGTTCGGATACTCCACAACCGTCGGTGCCGCCAGTGATTCCAGTGGCACCGACGACTGGAACATCGGCATCGGCTCCAACGGAGCCAAGTGTTCGTCCACTCTCGACATTCACGACCCCGGCACCGCCGTAGCGACGCTGTTTGAAGGAATCGGCAACTCGTCGTTCTCGTCCACGGGGCGTCTGGTTCACGCCTTCAGCGGAACGCACACGACGGCAACCGCATACGACGGATTCACCATCACGCCTGACTCGGGCACCATCACCGGCCGGTGGGCACTCACTGGCAAGCCGAAGGTCTAGGAGTCCACTTGCCACCGCGTAGGTTCTCATCCACTGCCCAGCGGACAACGCTGGCTAACTCCGTCAGCGACTCCGCTGGAACGATCATTGTCGCGTCCGTTGCAGGCTTTCCGTCCTCTCGCCCGTACAGCCTGATCTTGGACTACGAGACGATCAACGAGGAGATCGTCGAGGTCACTGCTGCCTCCGGCACCACGCTGACGGTCACTCGTGGAGTCGACGGGACGACTGGCGTCGCCCACGACCTCGGTGCTGTGGTAGTGCACGGCATCACCGGTCGTGATCTTGGCGAACCGCAGACGCACATGTACGCCTCGGAAGGCGTGCATGGTGTTACGGGTGATGTCGTTGGAACCGGCGGTACGCAAACCCTCACGGGTAAGTCGATTGATGGCGTGGATAACACGTTCACCAACATTCCCCAGTCTGCTGTCACGGGATTGGTGTCCGCTCTCGCGGCCAAGGCTCCGTCGAATTCGCCGACGTTCACGGGAACCGTCGGCTTGCCGCCCACCACGTCCATCGGGGACGTGTCGAGCACGGAGCTGGGATACCTCAACAACGCCACGTCGAACATCCAGGCACAGCTCGACACGCTCACATCCACCGACGAGAGCCTGCAAACCCAGATCGACGCCATCACAAACGACACCGGCTCGGGACAGACCCTTCCCCTTGGCGGCGTTCTTGGAGACCTTCTCGTCAAGCAGTCATCCACCGACGGTGATGCTGACTGGCAGACACTGCTCAGTCTCCTGCCGTCGCTCACCGGAAACGCCGGGAAGATCCTGTCCGTTAATGGCACGGAAGATGGGATCGAGTGGGTCACCGTTGGTTCCGGCTCCGGTTCCCCGGTTGACGTCATTGCGGCCTCGCCGTACCCGACCGGTGGAACGGTGACGACATACACGGATGGCGACACGGGTTACGTCTACCGAGTGCACACATTCCTGTACAGCGGCACTCCCGACAACCTCTCGGTCACCAACGGCGTCATCGGAAGCCTGCTCATGGTTGGTGCTGGTGGAGCTGGGGCGAACCACACTAACGGCACCTTTCCGAGCTGGGGTGGTGGCGGTGGGGCGGGCGCGATGTTCGAAGGTATCTACGCCTTCGGCGCCGGTACCCACACTCTCTATGTCGGTGGCGGCGGAACCGCCACCCTCAACACCGTCGGTGGTGACGGCGAGGACACCCTCTTCGAGGGTTACCCCGGAACCATTAACTCGGGTACGTACATCGCATACGGCGGCGGTGGTGGTGGTTACTCGTCCGCCGGTCGGCCTGGTGGATCTGGCGGCGGCGGTGGCGGTGCATGGAATGCCGACAGTAGCGGTGGCGCTGCCGAGAACGGAAGTAGCAATGGTGGAGTAACCACCGATGTTACCAATTTCCAGGGTCACGCTGGGTCGGATGCGTACGTTCAGACTTCGGCCGCTGGTGGTGGAGCATTCAATTCATCCGGAACGGGTGTGGCGTCATCGATCACTGGTTCAAGCGTCACCTACGCGATCGGTGGAGCCGCTGAGAGCGGATCACCGACCACAACTCAGAACACCGGTTCTGGCGGTGGAGCTGGGCCGAATGGAACCAAGGGCAGTGACGGAGCCAACGGCATCGTCATCATTCGTTACCGGACGGCATAAGGAGCCAGATGAGTCACGCTCCTGACATCACCGAAGAGTTCGGTGGCGATGTCGGTACTCCGCTCACTCCACCGATCAGTGTCCCCCCGCTCGCCCCGGCGAGCCTGAAGTGGGACTGCGAGATCGGCGGTCTGCCGTTCCTGTTCGCCACGAGCGACCAGAACCCGTACCGCCGGGAGACGGCGGATTTCCGCCGGCAGCGTGTCGACACCGAACGCAACCCTGGTGAGCAGTCGCTGGACTCGGGCTACTGGATTCGGTCGCAGGCGTCGTGGCATTACGGATCCGGACTGTCTAGCGCGGAGCCGCTGGAAGTGAGCGAGCAGGAAGCGCAGTTCCGGTACCACGCCGGGGGCGGCGTGGACCCGTGGACTCCGAGCCAACTGAGCCTGCTCAACGACACCGAGTCGTGGTGGCCGTCGGTGGGTTCCAGCCAGTTCCTTATCGGCGTGGACACGGGTGTACTCCACGCGGATGCCACGACCGTCACGTACATCTCCAATGGTGGCGCGAGCGCCAACGTGTCCTGGGGTGCGTCTGCCGGCTCGATCACGAGCCTGGCGTCCGATGGCGAGAACTACTACGTCGCCAACGCGACGGGCATCTACAAGGGCCTACTGCCGTCCGGTAGTGCCACGAAGATTTGGAACACGGGTGCGACCACCGTCGTACGGTGGGTGAAGTCCCGCCTGTTCGGGTCCGTTGGTCCCAGTTTGTATGAGTTCGTGGGAGCATCCGCTCCCACTCTCCCGTCCGCGCTCTACACGCACCCGTTGACCGGGTGGACGTGGACGGACTTCGCCGAGGGACCGACAGCGATCTACGCCTCCGGCTACGCCGGGGACACGTCGTTCATCTACAAGGTGGACGCCACGTCGTCCGCCTCTGCGGTCACCTTGTCGCAGCCGGTGGTAGTTGCCGAGCTGCCGCGAGGCGAACTGGTCAAGAGCCTGTACGCCTACTTGGGCACGTACCTCGTAGTCGGCACGAGTGCCGGTACCCGTGTCGCCACCATCGACACGTCCTATGCCGGTGGTGGATCACTGACGATGGGTCCGCTCGTCGTGAAGACGAGCGACGGCTGCTCTGACGCGGTAGCGGTAGACGGGTACGTGTATACGACCGTCGGAACCAAGGGTGAAGTGGGCGACCGGACCCAACGGGCCGGTCTGTGGCGGATTGATCTAGCGACAAACCTGAACAACCAACCGCTCCAGTTCGCCTCTGCTGCTGACGTGGTTGCCCCGAGCGGCACGACCGGTGCCGCTACCCAGGTCACCGTTGCCGGTGGCCGCATCTACTTCGTGGTAGCCGGACAGGGCGTGTTCCGTATCGCGGACACGTACGTCACCGAAGGCTGGCTGGAGACAGGCCGTATCCGCCTGGGCACGCTGGAGGCGAAAGCCTGGCGGGACATGCGCCTGACCGGTGAACCGGACATGACGGGTACGGTGACCGGCTTCGCGTCCCTGTCGGACGCGAGTCAGCCGGGTAACTGGACGCAGACGGCACAGATCAACGGCACGAACTATGACGTGCAGGGCTCACTCGGTTCGGTAGCGCCGAACCGGCAGGGAACGCTCTATGTCGCGTTCCGTCTGTCGACGGACGATACGGATAGCACGCCGATATTCACCGGTTATCAGGTGCGTGCCGTTCCGGCACCGCAGCGTTCCGAGTTGATCTCTGTGCCGGTGTTGCTGTTCGACCAGGAGACGGACCGGAAGGGCCAGCGACACGGGCAACCCAATTCGGGCCGTGCCTGGGAGCGTTGGTCGCAACTGAAGTTGCTGGAGGAGCGGGCGTCGACGGTGGTCTGGAAGGACCACACGACCGGTGAACGAGCCGAGGCATACATCGAGCGGTGTTCGTTCTCCCGTGTCGCTCCCCCGTCCAACGCCTTCTCTGGCGCAGGTGGCGTCGCCACCGTTCTCTTGAGGTTGGTCTAGATGCCCTCCTGGATTGACGACTGGTCCGACCCGACCGTCGTTCTCACCGTTCTCGTCATCTTCTTCGGTGCCCTGCTGTGGGTGATCAAGCGTGAAGTGGGGGCGGTGCAGCGCGAGATGCAACCGAACTCGGGCAAGTCGATGAGGGATGCGGTGCACCGCATCGAGGAGAAGTTGGACCAACACATTCAGTGGCATCTCGATCGCAAGGAGTAGGCATGTTCACGGGTAAGTTCTGGAAGTCCGCTACTGAGCGGGCAATCAAGTCGGCGGGGCAGTTCGGGCTCTTTGCCTGGGGAACCACTACGTTCACCGAGGTGGGCGACGTCGCCCCCGTTCTGGGGTCGACACTCCTGGCGATCCTCTTCGGTGCCGGTATCTCGTACCTGACCTCGATCGCCACTGTCGACATCGGTGACGAGGGCAGTCCTTCGGCCATCAAGGGTGGCGTGTGATGCCCGTCTCCCTGAACGGTTGGCAGGTTCCGCCGCCGAAGCTGAAGACGTTCCAGGTGCCTGGGACGAACCGTCGACTCACCCTGGACTCCGACGCAGGGCCACTACTGGTGGCCCTGGCCGCCGACTACCACAAGACGGTCCGACCGATCGACGTCGGACCGTGGGATGAGGGTGGCTTTAACGATCGTGATGCCCGGCTCGCCGCCGGACGTAAGTCGAACCACGCTTCCGGCACTGCCGTCGACCTGAACTGGTCGAAGGAGGGAGCCCAGGGCTCCCAGGCTGGCAAGACGTTCTTTTCCAGGGTGGCCGTCCAAGCCAAGGTGCTGCTCCTGAAGAAGCGGTACGGGCCGGTCGTCCAGTGGGGCGGGGACTGGCGTGCCAAGGACTACATGCACTGGGAGATCAAGCCCGGTGCCAGCCGGGCCAAGGTGAAGGCCCTGATCAAGAAGCTCGGAATCACCCCGGAAGGGGTGCGCAAGGCGTAGATTGTCACATAGCACGACGAAGCCCCCGGGACCCGGATACCTATCCGGGCACCCCGGGGGCCTTCTGTCGTCTCTAAGGGGCCTTCTAGGCCCAGGAAGAGCCCTTTCTGGCCCTCTCCGTCAGTCCCACTACTCGCTTCGTCCGCTTAGTACCGCGACCACCGGTCGCTTGGCGACCATGAACGGCCACATCGCGGACCGGCTTCGCGTGCTCCATACACAGATCCACCTCGATCGCACGTTCGCCGATCATCTGAATGTTCCACTTATCCGCTGGCTGAGCGTGACACACGTCACAGCTCAGCGACACGACTTCCGCCATCGGATTCCTCCCGTACAAACGGCAAGATAGTGCCGCTTGCTTGAGCAAGCGTATCGCCGAACATCGACTTTCCCGCCAGCGCCTCGTTCCGCTGGCGACGCTCCAATCCCCACCCGATGTACCGCTCGGTCTGCTTAGTGTCCTTGTGCCCGAGCATGGATGCCACGCGCAGCAGGGCGCCGTCGTAGCCCTGCGCTCGCAGGGAATCGGCATAGGCCCGTGCTCCGCTTCGGCGGAGCGTGTGCTCACCTTCACGCAGGGTGTCGTAGCCGAGCGCCTCCAAGGCCCGCTGAGCGGGCCGGTAGGGGTGACTCTGCCGCTTGTCCGGCTGGAGTGGTGCCAGTCCCTCCGGTCGGACGAGCTTGCCGTTGACGCGGGTGAATGGCTGCTTTGCCTTCGACGGCAGCAGGTACCAGTCGTCCCGAAGAATCCCCCGGTCCTGTCGGTACCAGTTCAGCCACGGCCGTAGCTCCTCGGCCAGCTCCGTACACATCGGCAGGCTGTCCTCCTGCTTGGTCTTCACCCGGTACACGTGCACTTCGTACCGCTTGAAATCCACATCGCCGATGCGGAGGTTGATCAGTTCGCTACCGCGAAGGAACAGGAACAAGCCGACGGCAACCTGAGCCCGATCACGGGGATGCTCACAGGCGTCGAGCAGGGCACCGAACTCCTCGATGGGGACACGCAGCGAGTCCAGGTCGGGGACTCGCTGGTTACGCCAGCCGAAGGTCGGATCAGAGTTGATGGGCAGGTAGCCGGCGTTCCGGCACCAGGCCAGGAACGCCTTGATGATCTGGAGGTTGGTGTTGTGTGTGCGGGGTGACCAGCCTTTCTCCGCGAATAGGCGGTCGATGTGACGAGGTTGCAGGTTGCAGACCTGGATGTTCCCCCAGCACGCGAGTGCGCCCTTCAGGAGGTACGTGGTGCCCTTGACCGTGTTGTCGGCCATGCGCTTGGCGCGCAGGTAGCCGAGGTACTGGTCGATGGCGTCTGACAGGAGAGCTGTTGATCGGCCCATGGTGACCTCCGATGGCTGACTGGTTCATTGCAAGCCTAGCACTGTCACCTGGCACAATGTCAGTCTTTCCCCATCAAGGGTTGACAAGGTTTAGTACTAACGCTACAATTGACTTAACTACTTACTTAGAGTGAAGAGCAACCGCCGGAGGCGGTTGCGATGAACGAGGACTATAGCGACGGCCAACAAGGGCCGTCGCAAGTAATACTGGTAAGTAATAAGCCCCGGCCTTAGAGCCGGGGCTTTACTAGTTATGTAGTTGTTAAGCGACCGCTTCGCGGTCGCTATTGATTTAGGTTACAAAACGATAACTACCAGTGTTAAAGGATTCACTTTGCCGTTGGCTTGCTTCCATTGTCACATGGGACTACCGTCCCGCCATCGCCAGTGAACGGGGAACTTTCAGTGGGCAATGTAACTGCCAGAACAGAGCATGTTGGTAGCCGTCGAGTGGTCACGATCACGGCCCGTGACAACTGGACCAAGGAGGAGTACCTGGAGGCCATCGCTGCCGCTGAATGCGGCAACGACTACCTGAGCTGGGACTACATCGAGAACGCCGACGGAACCGAAGTCTGGACGTTCGAGTACCACTGCTCATGAGTTGCGTATCCCCGCCGTTGGCGGGACGATGGTTCTCCTTGGAGGGGGTAGACCATGGAACTCATCGGCGGAATCTTCATCGGCTTGCTCATTGCCAGTGCCGTGTTCGCCATCGGCGGCTCCCTGTCGAACCGCCGACCCTGGCGCCGACACATCTGACCGGATCGTCACCCGCACCCGTGCGGGTTCCCATGATTGTCACATCGCACTACACTCGTCGCCATGATGGATGATCCGGACCAGGGCACGTACACGTTCACCGGGGCGCAACTCAAAGAGCAGCGCCGGCAGTGGATGGATGAGGGTCGCCGCTCCGCTCTCGCGGAGCAGGCGCTGATCGAACAGGCTCCCGGCTATGAGGTGGGGAGCGTGTTCCTCGGGTGGCACCGCGTAGAGGACAACAAGCCAGGGGTAGTGGCGGAGCGATTCGCTGAGGGCTGGTACATGACCAATGGCACCCTCCTGCACGACTTGGATGACCTCACGAATGCCGTGCGGGCCTACTCGATCATTCCGCCGTCCCCTCCGGGGCCGACTGCGATCAAACCCCCGCTCCGCGAGGGAATCGACTTCTACGTATGAGCTCGCTCGAAGTCCTCACGGGACGCAAGCACATGTCACACAGCAGCCTGTCCACCTGGCTGGACTGCGGTGAGCGGTTCTACCTGGAGCGCGTCGCTGGCGCTCCGCAGAGCAAGGCGTGGTACCTGATCGGCGGCTCCGCCTTCCACACGGCAACAGAGTGGCTAGACCGTGGTGAGATGGGCGACCCGACAGCGGCGTTCCTCCTGGCGTGGCAGCAGCAGTGCGAGAAGGAACTCGTTGGTGTCGACATCTCCACCGTCCGGGCCGGCGGCAAGGCCACGAAGGAATGGCCGAACAAGGAAGACCAGGCGTGGTGGTTGCACCACGGCCCGATCATGGTGGCCCAGTATGTCTCCTGGCGTGATGCCAGGCTCGCCGAGGGCTGGCAGTTCTTCACCCTCCCCGACGGCTCACCAGCCGTCGAGGTGCCCATCCAGATCGAACTCGATGGCGTACTCGTCAAGGGCTACATCGACCGGGTGATGGTGAACGACGACGGGGAGTTGATCGTCGACGACCTGAAGACTGGTAGCCACACTCCTGCGTCCGCCCTCCAGCTCGGTATCTACGCACTGGGCATGGAACGACACTTCGGCGTGCGCCCGATCCTGGGCGCGTACTACATGGCCCGCAAGGGCGAACTGACGGCACCGACCAGCCTGCTGCACTACACCCCCGAGCTGGTCGGGAAGTGGTTCAAGCAAGCCAAGTTCGCTATCGAAAACGATGTGTTCCTACCGCATGTGACGAGCATGTGCTCGTCGTGCAGTGTGCGTCAGTTCTGCTCCGCCTTCGGCGGGTCGTTTGCCAAGAATCCCAATGTCGATACCATTGTCACATCGCACTAATCACACGGAGGATCAGTGAGTACAGAGTCAAACTTCTCGTTCACCACCAAGGTGGCGGGGGATCTCCTCACGGTACGTGGGGATACCGTTGCCGAGTTTGAGAGCAACCTCAGCGGCATCCTCAGTCGCGCTGAGGCGATCGCGCCGGCACTCACGCACCTCCAGGGGTTCGGTGCTGCGGCACCGCTGACTGGGCCGCAGCAGCCGGTGGCTACTCCGACCGTCACGATGCCTCCGACCACGCCTGCCCCGCCGCCCACTCCCCCGGCGGCTCCGACTAGCTGGGCTCCGGCCCAGCCCCAGGCTCCTGCTGCTCCGCAGCATCTGTGCAAGCACGGCGAGCCCATGAAGCATCTTCAGGGTGTGAGCAAGTCGTCCGGTAAGGCGTACAACTTCTGGGCTTGTGCCCGTGACCGTAGCGAGCAGTGCGACGC